GTCCCGCATATAGATTAATCTATACCAAAGCCAGTCTCTCCGAAGAGGGGACGCATCCGATACCAGAAAACCAAATTAGAAAACCCATAAACAAAGGTTTAAAAATCTATAATTTTCCTATAAGAACTGACCAGTTAACTGTTGATGTTTACGTTAAGCGTTAAAGATCCAATATCATGTTTTAGCTGGATAATGAGACAGCTTTCAGGTCATAAAAACCATCAGGTTTTTATGAACGCCCCTCAGGGCGCTTTTCCTACCTATTTATGCTCTGGCGGTACCCAGAGGATTATTTTTCTTATAACAAAAATAAACAAAACTTCTTATTTTTTACATCAGGAGATGGGTTATTTTTAAAAAGGAATAACCTCCTTTGATAATTTAACGTTTAAAAACGGATAAAGCTATAGATTATCACTATTTATATATATATATTATTATAAAATTGATAAAGTTAATAATATCATATATCACTCACAATAATGCCATTGCGAATTTTCCAGCGGAAAGAACATCGTCGAATCCGATACTGGCTATCTTATCAGTGATCATTTACCCTATGTTAACTGATGATCCTGTAAGTTATTTTCCTGTAGATCCGGCTGTAGCGCCTGTAAGATCTTTAGCAAGAACTTTCTAAAGTTAATGGCCATCAGCCACTGTAACTTTTGATGGGACTGGGGCTGAGAAAGCTGCGAAAGTTAAGGTAGGAATAAATTCGATACCTGTAACTATCTCCACTCTGTATAAATCTCCAGCTGCGACGCCATTCATTTTTATATAAATGGAATTTCTGTAAGCTTCTGATATAGTATCAGCGTCGTTACCCAGTCTGTTAGAGCAGAAAACATTATCTCTAGGATCTAAAGGAATCCAGATATAATCTACCCCATTCTATCCGATACCTGCTAATTAAACTTCATAAGAGGTCGGATATTATCTTAGATCTGTAGCGCTAAGATTATCAATTTATAAGGCGTTAGTTCCGTAAGTTTTACCTGGAACTTAGCCCACTGTAAGAACTCCTGATCGGACTGTTATATTCGATAAAGGATATATTCTTATACCTGTTCTGACCACTCTATATGAAGTATATCTGGCAGTGGTATCAGAAGGGTTAGCGGCCCCGAAAGGGGCCATAGGATGGACGAAAGATACTGCATTATTTGATGCGAAAGCTATACCAGTACCGTTAAGTATGATATTAGCGAATCCTTATTCGATCGTATCTACGCCGTTTCCGTATATTAAATTATGCGGACAGATTAACATTGATAATTAACCGCCTGCGACTTAAGCGGCAGTGGTATCTATTATCATTTTAAAATCAAAAATAGAGGTAGGGATATAAAAATCACTAGGTCCTCTTACACACATAGTGTTAAAAGGTGATAATACTGATTTAAAATAAGCGCTTATTATCGCTTTAGTTTAATTCATAGCTTAAGTATTACCTTTAAAAGCTGTGGTGTTAGCTTTTACCTAATCATATCTTCTTTATTAATTTTTCATCTATTCTTTTTTAATGTTAACAGCTTATGTCTTATTAACTTAGACAGCTTACTTCTAAGAAAAACGTGTTTGTGGGTACACATTGGACCTGCTCTTTCCTCCTTGGCTTGGGTTTTTATTATTATTTGTAGGAATTAAGGATAAGAACTGCGAGCTAATTAAACTGGCAGTAATATTTTATATGTCTTTATGGTCTTCTAAAATTTAATTAGACTAAAATCCGTATTTTTATAAGCTGGATTAACTTATGGCGTATTATTTAACGACGCGGCTTACGTCATTTTATTTTTAAGAACGACCGATATTTTTCGGAATAACTGAAGTTATGTTATTTCCGTATTCTTTAAAATAAACCCCGGTATAAGGATATAAAATATCTAAAGGAGTTGATATATTTTAATCGTCGTTTAAAGCATTACAGACTGCTGCGTAAGTGATGTTATCTATCTTTCCCGCACAGTCCCCTACTAAGGTAATAGCTTCTTAATAAACCAGATCGTGATAAGGATTATTTCGAAATGATCTATAGTGGATACCCTAACCAGCAGTCCATTTAGCGCCTGTGGTTCCAGCGGCAGCATAAGTTAATTTCTTATACTTGGTAAAATTCATACCGCTGATATATTCGTTATCAAAATGTTTTAATAAACCTTAAACAAACTAAAGATCTGCGCCCGCCCCATATAATGAAGCTGCGGTCGCTTTTGATAAAAACCAGTCATAACATTAACTATCAGTATACGGTTATAACTATAAAATTCGGTTAAAATTACGATATAAATGAACATATCCGTTTTTAACTATACCTATCTTTGATAGGAAGTCGATGGTATATTAGGGTAAAATATCCATCTTCTTAGCTGCTTAACCCAGCCCATGAAATCCATACATTATCTTACTGTAACATTACCAGAAGATATCTTCCATCGCAGCTTTATTTTTCCGCTCGACCAGAATAAAGGTATCATCTCCGCCCACTGACAGCGAAAATTTTTTAATATCAGCCCAGTATAACATGAACTTATTATACAGGATAACTCTAAGACTGTTACCTAACGTAGTTCGGGTAGGATGACCCGAAGCTACTGTACCTTTTAACGTCAGACTGAAGAACTTCTGACGTTTATTATTAACTTTAATATATGAAACAAAATTCATAAATATATCTGTAACTATTTCCTCGACCTCCTGATAGCGGGTTTCGGACATACCTAAATGTTCATAAAATTCAGGTAATAGTTATTTACATAGCTCTACATCGATCATCTCGATTAATTCAGCATGTTAATTCGAATCATGTGATGATCCATCAATAGCGATAGATACTGGATCATCAAATTTATCAAATTCTTTTTGGAAATATAATTCCATTTCGTCTACATTCATATAAGATACGTAATGAGGATATGCTTTCTTTAAACATTTCATCAATACGAAATTTATCCAGCCCCCGACGGCTTTAACCCCGAAAGAGGGATTAGAGATATTCCGGGGTCTGTTCTTAATTATATCGAAAAGTAACGCAGCTGATTTCATAAAAAATTCGCCTGATTTAGCGAAAGATTCGAGATTTTTATCGAATGCTTTACCTCCACAGATTTCTTCATAAGCTTTCTGATATTATTTAGCTTTTAAAGGATCAGTTTATCTAACGTGATCGATATATACTGAAAATTATATATCTTCTGGGGGTATGTTTTTTAGAGCTTCTTTAAATTTATCGAAAGGTTTTTCAACATCAGTAATCCATCTTTAAAATTCATCTAACATCTTAGGATGTGGACGAAGATGGGATTTACCTTAACGACCTACCACAGCTGCGATCGCGTTAAGCGGGCAGTTTCCGTATTAAGCTATATTATCTCTTTCAGTTAAATCTATTAAAGTATCTGAGATATTACGCTTAGTTTTATTTTTCGGACATGTGCAGAAAGGTTCGTACATTTCTTAAATTTATTTTACAGACGGTTTCTTTACCGCCTTTTTATTTTTAGGATTATAAAAAATTAAGTTTTATACTACATGAGGGTTAACGGAGTTAACATCGAGAAATTTATCGTTAAACTTATGAACGATAAATTATTCTTTTTATCTACTGGAACCTATATTATAGGAATTTCTGTTCACAGTATTAGATAAAATGATTGATTACCCGAGTTATTCCTTTTCATTAACCACATTATTGAGGTCAGCGATTCCGCTTTATAAAATTTTAAACCAGTTAAAGCATGATATCATATCTGAGATGGTTGATAAACATGCTGTAACGAATTAAAGTTTTATTAACGTAATTAAATCGCAGACGAACATAACTATTTTTAAGTCAGTCCAATTTTTAAAAAATATTTATTATATAAATTATAAAAAAATTAAAGTTATATATTTATCTTCATGATAATAATTATTATAATAAGAAATCATTGAAGTTTCCTTAGTTAATAATTTTTCATCGAAGTATTATTTAAATGTAGGGTTAAAAGTTATTAACCTTATATACCATTATGGTAATTTATAAAAAACTTAAGTTTATTAAACCATTATTTATTATTATTCTAATTATTAATAAGCAAAGTTAATGACTGCGTTAAGGGCAGTATCGTATTCACGATAGATATCTTATTAATAATTAATTTTATTTTTCTTAAAAGTACCTGCGCTATGAGCTTCTATGAATCGAGCTTTAACGATAGCGAAATTACTGGAGGTATATCCAGGGAAAGATATCATATTAGGTTTAACTAATGATAAAAGATATCTATCAATAGCTACATTCTTAGTTTCCCCTCGAACTAATGTAGTTATTCTTTCATCACGGGCGTGATAAGCATTATATTTAGCTATAGGTTATTCTGAAAGTAACATGATATAACTATTAAAACCTGTTTAAATTTTTACAATTTCCTTAGTATCTGAAAATGGGATATAATCTATCCCCCATTATACATGATCTAAATCGGTAAGTTCATTAGTGGAAACGATACGATCTGTCTAATCGTTAATTCGTTAAATGAATCCTTCACCGAAAAATAAAGCTGATTTATCGGATTATTCTGAATATGAATAATCGGTAAATATACATAAATATTAATTTTTCTCAGCTGCTTAATCTTTTAATCTTTAAAGTATGAAAGTGATTACAGGGGCGGAGATACGTTAAGTTTCTTATTTAAGTTCCAGGGTTATTCCGAAAAGGTCGGATAGATAAGCGAGTTAAGTTTCTGACAGTGCGATTCCGGTAAGAACGGAACGCGATTTTTATTCTGCCATCTCAGTTACTACTATGGATTATTCTTAAGAATTATCCATACCATCTACTTTATCAATAGATTACATTATGTCATAGTAAGCTTATTTATCTTTTGTAAAGCTATCAGTATTAGCTTGAGGTTTTCCGTTATCTTTCTTCTTCTTTTTATCCCCAAGAATGTTCTTGGTAGGGTTATAATTAAAATCTTTAATTGATGCTGGATAACGGGCAGGATCAATGTGTTAAGGAACTACATAAGCATGGTGTTAATAGGAGAATATTTAACACTTATTCGGGTCCTTAAAATCAGGACCGTTAATTAGATCATCATCTAAAGAATGTATACTTATGTCTAAAACTTTATAAATTAAAGTTTAAAAAGCGGAGAAATTACCAGCATTTACTGTAAATTTAGGAACAGTAGTTTAATTTTAAAACATATCAGATCGATATTATGTGGTATCACCGGATTTTTCGATAATATAACTATGAACAGCAGAAAACCATCCATCAAAACCAGTTTCGATTAAGGATCGATCGATTTTTCCGGATTTGTTCGTAAATTAGGCTGTTTAGACAGCATAGCTATAATCGTCTTCTTTACGCCAGAAGAGGGCCGCAAATAAAGCTGCTTATAAGCAGCAGTCGTTTTATTCTTTCTACACCATATTCATGTCAGGAGAAGAGTAAGTAGGTTAAGAAGAAACAGCTTTTTCAGTAAAAATATAAGCTGATTACGGGGTAGAATCCGTACATTTAATCTTCTTTTTATCAACACCGACTGTAGATCCAGAATACGATAACCATAATAAGTAGATGGAATCGAAAAAACTGAATATCGCGGTATGGAAACGGTAAGCATAACGTACACGTATATATATAAATAAACTAATAATTAATGTTGCGAATAAAAATATTAAAAATTATTAAATTAAACCTAAACTCATTAATAAAACTAAACCCAGCCAGAATATATCTGGGATGAAACCTGGGAGAACATATCTCTAAGCGAATATGATCGCGAGAGAAAAACCAAAACCGATCTTACTACGTTTTGGGTAAAAGTATACGCAGAGGGCAGTTAATACGCAAAGTAAATCGTAAAAACTGGTGATTAACCCTAATTCTGCGTTATCTCTATAGATATAAACCATTTAGTGGTTATAAATTACTTTCAAAAAAGAAAGATATCTTATGAGATCTTATCCATAACCGATTAAAACAGAAAACAGTTTCGATCGGTCATATGTACCAGAAGAAGGTAAATTTATTCTTCTATTAGCTCTAGGTGGAGCTGGTACACGGCCTATGTTCTATTAGGCGGGATGAATAACCATCTATCCGTAAAGGATAATGGATAAGACTGTTTATAAAAAACAATAAAAATAAGCCATTAAAAATTCACCAAAATCCATGCTTGTGGCCGGAGTTTAGTTACAGCCCTCTCTAGCGCTGCTGCCGATTTCTTTGTTACCCATCCATGCGTAACCGCTGACTACTTTTACACCCTATCTAGCGTGCGCGCCGAAAATTCCTGTATTTTTTATGGAGGAATCAGCCCTCTCAATTGCGGGATCCCGGATTTAACCCGTGAG